TAAGTACCATATAGAACGTTCACATGTGTACAGATTAAAAGACGAAGCTCTGCATAATTTTACAGTTTTAATGTATGGAGTAGTAACATCTTAGAGGGGAAAAAGAGGGGACGATTTTTTGAAATATCTATGATATAGTGTAAACAGGGAAAATTAATTGTCCCTAACGGTTTGTATACCTCCTTTCTATAATAACGCCTGTGTGCCGCGGCATTCCACGGAAACACACATAAAAAATCCGTGCTGGCGACACGGACTATATATAGCTGGTTATATCGCAGTAGTGGTATCGAGCAAGGGCGTGACCTTGCCAGCTAGTCCAAATATAAAGCTTTGTTTAAGATGTATTATTCCATTTTTTCTAGATTATTCCTGTATTTTGTAGTATAATATTCTATTATAAAATAGGAGGAATTGTAATGGATAATAAAAAACAACGTCTTACACGAGAAGAAATTTACTCTAATAAAAAAATAAAAGAAGGATTTGAAAGGAGGAGTAATGCATCTACTACAAATCAGATTGACCATTTAATAAAGCAAGCTCAAAATAAAAAGGATAAAAAGTAAATGAATGATTGGATAGACTTTCTCGGAATAATTTTTGATAGCGTATTATCTGCTGCAGCTGTTGTAGTTTCAATTGTTGTTTTTATTTCTAATAAAAAATCTAATCAAACAACATTTGAGCTTGGGATATATCAAATGATTCAAACTGCAAAAATAAATTTAGATAATAAAATCTATAATTTAATTGATAAAGATAAAGATTTAGAATATGTTTCAACAGTTATAAATCCTCCAATAGAAACATATTTAGATACTTTGAATAGTGCTTGCTCATTATATTTTTCTAAAGAATTAAATAGAAAAAGATTTGATTCTTTATATTTAAATGATATTACAAATATATTTTCAAACAAAGTTTATGAAAAAGTACTAGAAGAAAGTGAATTGTATTATCTTAAAAAATTTTATAAAGAAATCATAAAAAATAGTAACAGAAGGTGAATTACCTTCTGTTTTTTTTATTACTATTATATATCGAGGTGGTGAGGTGTCTAAGTTAACAGAAAAACAGAAAAAATTTGTAGACGAGTATCTTATAGATTTGAACGCTACGCAAGCAGCTATCCGAGCAGGATACAGCGAAAAAACAGCGCGTTCTATTGGACAGAGATTGTTGACAAATGTTGACATTCAAAAATACATGCAAAAAGAGCAAAAAGAATTGCAAGAAAGAACGAGCATTCGTCAAGAGGATGTCCTGAGAGAGCTTGCAACCATAGGGTTTGCTAAAATAACAGACTTTGTAGGTATTTATCATGGATGTGTTATCCCGAAAGATACCGCGGACATACCAAAGGACAAGATAGGAGCTGTTGCAAGTATCGAAGCCGGAAAAGATGGTGTAAAGATACGGCTTAACAGCAAGTTAGACGCATTGGAAAAGATAGGACGGCACTTGGGTATGTTCGATAGTAATCGGGCGCAGGAAACCGCTGAAAACAACTTGATTGAAAAAATGAAGGACAGTGTACAGCTTATGGAAGGGATAGACGAAGATGAAGTATGCGGTGTTTAGTCCGAGGTCGTTGCTTACAATGACATGGTGGCAGACAGAAAGGTATAAGGATAAGGACGCAATTATATGCGATGGTTCTATACGTTCCAGTAAAACTGTATCCATGTCCATTGGTTTTATTTTGTGGTCCTGTAGTTGCTTTAACGGAAAGACCTTTGCCATATGCGGAAAAACAATTGAGAGTTTGCGGCGAAATGTTATAACGCAGTTGCCTACTTTATTTGAGGGGCTATGTAAAATCACAGAGAGAAAAAGTGAAAATTTAATGGTGGTTTCTCTTGATGGCAGAGTAAATAAATATTATTTGTTTGGTGGTAAAGATGAAGGTTCGGCAGCTTTGATACAAGGTATGACCTTAGCAGGGGTTATGTTTGATGAAGTCGCCTTGATGCCGCGCTCTTTTGTAGAACAAGCTTTGGCAAGATGCTCTGTAGAAGGGTCAAAGTTTTGGTTCAACTGCAACCCCGACAGCCCGGAACATTGGTTCTATAAGGAGTGGATACAAAAGCACAAAGAGAAAAACGCTTTATACCTGCATTTCACTATGAAAGACAACAACAGTTTATCTGAGAAGGTAAAAAAACGTTATGAAAATATGTATTCCGGTGTTTTCTATGATAGGTTTATCCGTGGGCTATGGGTGGTAGCAGAAGGACTTGTATACGACTTTTTCCAAAGTAAAAAGGAAACAATTATAAAAACAGTTGATATGAATGACTATAACGAGTTCTATGTCAGTATTGACTACGGTACGATTAATCCGTGTTCTATGGGATTGTGGGGAGTTAACAGTGAGGGAGCTGCTCGCATAAAGGAAAGTTACTTCGATAGTAGAAAAGAAGGCAGGCAAAGAACGGATGAGGAACATTATCAAGCACTGGTTGAGTTGGTAGAAGATTTGCCGATTACAAGAGTTATAGTTGATCCTTCTGCCGCTTCCTTTATCGAGTGTATCCGCAGACATGGCGAATTTAGGGTAAAACCTGCAATTAACAGTGTTATTGACGGTATCCGTATTACAAGTTCATTGTTAAACGCAGGTATGATACGTATAGACCCAAGCTGTAAAGACTGTATACGTGAATTTGGTCTATATAGGTGGGATGAAAAGAAAACAGCCGATACTGTGTTGAAGGAAAATGACCACGCTATGGACGAGGTCCGTTATTTCTGTAACACAGTATTACGTAAAAAATTCAAATGGTTAGATTGGAGGAGTGATGTTGTTTCAGAAAACGATTGAATGGCTAAAGCAGATTGTCAAGGCAGTGGCATCTAAAAATAAAAGCTTTGATACTTCTATCTCAAGCAGTATGGAAAGTGCAATTACCAGATGGACAAAGCTATATAATAACCGAGCGGATTGGCTTACAGATAAAGTGAAGAGTTTAAGCCTTCCTGCTGCCATAGCTTCAGAGTTTGCGCGTTTAGTAACACTGGAAATGAAAACAGAAATTACAGGTTCTAAGAGAGCAGACTATTTAAATGAGCAATACCAGCGAGTGATTGAAGGGATTCGCCCCAATGTTGAGTATGCTTGTGCAAAAGGCGGAATTATCCTTAAGCCGTATGTTGCAGGAAACAATATTGTGGTTGACTATAATCAAGCAGATACTTTTTTGCCAACTGCTTTTGACGGCACAGGGAAAATGACGGGGTGTATTTTCTACACACAGATTGTGCGTGACGGGGATATTTACACCAGAGTAGAAGAACACAGCTTGGTTGGTAGTACTTATACAGTAACGAATAAAGCGTTTATGAGCAAAGTTAAGGGGAGTTTGGGGAAAGAGATTTCACTGGATTTAGTAGCAGAATGGAAACATATTCAGCCAAAGACAACGCTAAGCCCAATAGAGAAACCATTATTTGCGTACTTTAAAATACCACTTGCAAATACAGTTGATTCAGCTTCTCCGCTTGGTGTTTCTGTATACTCACGAGCAGAAAAGTTGATAAAGGATGCTGACGAACAATACAGCCGCTTGTTATGGGAATTTGAAGGTTCAGAACTTGCCATTGATGCCGCGATTGAGTATTTAGAGCCTACAAAAAAAGATTTGAAGCTACCAAAAAATAGCGACAGACTTTTCAGAAGGCTTGATATTGATACTCCAGCAAACGGAAATGCTTTTTACCAGATATTCAGCCCGCAAATTCGGGACCAATCGCTTGTAAATGGTTTGAATCGTATCTTTCAGCGGATAGAGTTTAACTGTAATCTTGCGTATGGAACGATTTCTGACCCGCAAGTAGTTGATAAGACAGCAGAGGAGATAAAGGCGAGCAAACAGCGTTCCTATGCTGCTGTTCTGGATATCCAAAAGGCACTGGAAAAGGCACTGGAGGATTTAATCTATGCTATGGATATCATGTGCAGTATTTATTCTCTTGCGCCGAAAGGTGCGTATGAAACGTCTTACAGTTGGGATGACAGTCTGGTAACAGACCGTAAAGCTGAATTTGCAGAGAAGTTCCAGTTGGTACAGGGTGAGATTTTGGGTGCAGATGAATTTCGTGCATGGTACACAGGAGAGGAGATTAAAACCGCTCGCCAAAATCTTCCGCAGAGCCGAGTTGAGGAGTGATAACTTTTGCTTACTCCTGAATTTTTAGCAAGTTTTCCTCAGCCTATCTTTGATTTGTTTCAAGATTTAGAAGATGAGATACTTGTCGATATATCCAGACGAATTGCAAAGAGCGGAAAAATTACAGATACAGCACAATGGCAAATGGAAAGATTGAGTGTAATTCTTTCTACTGACGAAAAAATAAAAAAAGCTATTTCTAATGTTGATAAAAAAGTACAGAAAGAAATAGAGAAAATGCTAGCTGAAGCCGCTCAAACATCTTTTGATGCAGAAGCGGCTATTTATCATGCTGCAAATAAAAATATCAGGAAACTTGCGGACTACAACGAACTGGAAATGCTGATTGAAAGTATCATAAAGCAGACACAAGGTGAGTTAAAAAATTTAACCCGTACTATGGGCTTTGTGGAGCAGGTCAATGGTAAATCTCATGCGGTAAGTCTTACAACAGCATATCAAAAACAGTTGGATTTGGCGCAGTTATCCGTATCAACAGGAACACTGGACTATAACACGGCGATAAGAACAGCAGTAAAGCGACTTGCTGATAGTGGTATCCGCTTCATAGATTATGAATCAGGCTGGACAAATCATCTTGATGTAGCTGCAAGGCGCGCAGTAATGACAGGTGTGAATCAGCTGTCTATGAGAATGACAGATTTTTTAGCGGATGAACTGGGCTGTGAATTCTTTGAAGTAACTGCACACGCAGGGGCAAGACCTTCTCATAGAGTGTGGCAAGGTGAAGTATATCACAGAGGTGGAGAAAAAGACGGCTACCCCGATTTGGAAGAAACCACAGGATTGGGAAGAGTTGACGGACTGTGTGGTGCACACTGTAGGCACGGATATCATCCGTTCTTTCCGGGCATATCCGAAAGGGCATACAGCCGCAAACAACTGCGAGAGATTGACCCTCCTTCATTTACATATAACGGTAAGGTTTATAACACATATGAAGCTACACAAAAGCAAAGAGATATGGAAACGGCCATACGGAAAACCAAACGGGAGTTACTTGGATATGATTCTGCCGGACTGAAAGACGATTATGCAGCTGCCGCAGTAAAACTCAAAAGACAGCGTGACGCGTACAAAGAGTTTAGCTATCATGCTGACATGGCACAGCAGAAAGAATTAACGCAAATTTATGGTTTTGGGCACAGTCAGGCAAGCAAAGCAGTGTGGGTAGAAAAGGCAGCAAAATCATATGGAGATTTTAAAGGTATTACATTACCAAATGGTATTAAAATTACTGGAGCAAGTGACCACTTTGGATTGCGAGCAATGTCACGGAATGTTTCAAAAGAGGATATAGAGAATGCTTTGACAAAGCCACTGCAGATTAGTAAAATGAAAATAGATACAAAAGGCAGAGAGAGCTTCTGTTTAATAGGAGAAAAAGCAACGGTGTCTGTTAATCCTGACGGTACATTGATTACCGTTTATCCAACAAGTACCAAAAGAGCTAAAAGACTAAAAGGAGATACATCGTGAAGGGTTTACGGAGCTGGTTTAATGAAAAACAACTGAATTTACTTGAAAAACTTAACTACCATTTAACTGATGATTATGATTATTCTGACGATGAAATTATTGAAATCATAGAGGCGGTAGAGAATTATTTGATGATGCACGGATTTGAAAAAGATTATGTACCGAACGACATAGGAAATACATGTGAAAGCATTTTGGATATTTTCGGAACAAAAACTTAAGATAAAAGTAACGTACCACCTTATTTTTAGGGTGGTTTTTTTATGCCCTGGGCATGGCGTTAAAAGGCTTTTTTATTTTGGCTGACTACGAGCGTAATCGGTGGAGTAGAAAGAGATGCGACCTCGTACAAAAGCGTATCTACAGAAAGGATAACTATGAAACGAGAAGAACTAATTGAACTGAATGTGCCGGAGGAAGCGATTGACAAAATCATGCAGATTAACGGAGCGGATATCGAAAAAGCAAAATCTGCTCTTGAAGAAAAAGAAAAAGCGCTGACCGAAGCACACGAGAACTTAGAGGCTGCCAACAAGCAGATAGAAGAGTTCAAAGGAATGGATATCGAGAGTATCCAAAAAGCATGTGATGACTGGAAGCAAAAAGCAGAGCAAGCCGAAGCTGATAAGCAAAAGTTTATCCACGAAAGCAAAGTTGCGGGATATGTAAAAGGTTTAAAGCTAAAGGATGAAATTTACGAAAATCATGTAACAAAAATGCTGCTGGATAAAGGGCTGCAATTTGAAGGTGACAAACTGATCGGCGCAGATGATGTTGTAAATCCATTTAAAGAGACACATCCGGATGCATTCCAGAGCACAAAACCGACACCGACATTTGTGGATGCTACAGGCACATCGCAAGAAACAAAATTAACAAAAGAAGATTTCAGAAAAATGGGATACAGCGAATGCTTAAAGCTGAAAAATGAAAATCCCGAACTATACGAACAGTTAAAGGAGTAATGAACAATGGCAGATACAGTTACAAAAATTGCAGACTTAATCGACCCTGAGGTTATGGGTGACATGATTTCCGCAAAACTACCAAAGAAAATTAAAGTAGCCCCTTTTGCAACCGTGGATACCACATTAGAAGGTGTTCCTGGCGACACAATCACAGTACCAAGCTATGAGTACATCGGTGATGCTGAAGATGTGGCAGAAGGTGTTGCAATGGGAATTGTAAAGTTACAAACGGCAACTCGAAAAGCAAAAGTAAAAAAAGCAGGAAAAGGGACTGCAATTACTGATGAAGCGGTATTGAGTGGCTACGGTGACCCTGTAGGACAAGCACAAATCCAACTTACAAAATCGATTGCAGCGAAAGTGGACAACGATGCAATGGACGCACTGCAAACAGCTTCTATGCAGTTTGACGGCTCTAAATCAATTATCAGCTATGTAGGTATTGTGGATGCGGTTGACCTTTTTGAAGAGGAGGACCAGCTGAAAAAAGTTATTTTTGTTCATCCAAAGCAGGTAACTCAAATCAGAAAAGACGAAGACTTCAAAGACATCAACAAATATCCATTAAAAACGGTTATGACGGGTGCAATCGGTGAAATCGCAGGATGTGAAGTAGTTCCTACAAAAAAAGTTCCTCTCAAATCCGATGTTTACATCTGTCCAATTGTGAAAATTCAATCAGACTCTGAGGTGGATGATGAAACACAAGCACTAACCATTTATCTAAAACGTAGAGCAGAAGTAGAAAAAGACAGAGATATTGAAAGAAAACAAACCATTATAACAGCAGACGAACACTATACCGTGGCACTTTCCAACGATTCAAAAGTTGTTCTGGCAAAATTTAAGGCAACAGTGGGGGAATAATGCCCCCTACCGATACTGCTTTAGTCGGTACGGGGGTAGTTGGTAAAGCAAAACTGGGAACGTCCAAAGGAGAGTGATAACATATGACATATGAACCAACAGTATGGGAAGATGGTCAAGTAATTACAGCCGAAAAGCTCAATAAACTGGAACAAGGTGTTCAAAATGAACAAATAGGTCCGTCTGGAAAAGATGGTGTTGCAGCTACAGTTGCAATCGGAAGTGTAACGACAGGCAATGCGGGCACTGATGCACAAGTTACAAATTCGGGCACAGCAAACGCGGCAATTTTAGATTTTGTCATTCCTAAAGGAGATAAAGGAGAAACAGGAGCAGCTGGAACAACCCCAGGGAATGCGACGACAACCAAAGCGGGCGTTGTGAAACAAATGGAAGCGATTTCGGATTTGTCAGCAGCCCCAACTCAGCAAGATTTTAATAACCTTTTGGCAAAACTGCGTACAGCTGGAATTTTAGGAGGTTAGCTATGGCATACGCAGACTATACATACTACCAAACGCAGTGGGGCGGAGAACTTGAACAAAAAGATTTTGTCTTTTTGGCAGAAAGAGCTTCTGACTATATAAATACTATTACCTTTAATCGAATCAAGGAAAATCCAAATTTGATGTGTGATGAAGTAAAGAAAGCAGTATGT